CATTTCTTGCGCCGTGCGGGGCGACCCGTCGGGCTTGAAGAATGTTTCCGGGTTCTTTTGCACGGCAGCCTGCGACGCCATGCTGTATGCCGGGGCGTCGGGCCTCTCGCGCATCTGGGCGACAAACGTCGGGCCGCCAGCCTCGCCGAGGAACCAACCCATGCGCAAGTTTTCGCGCGTCACGGGCAGGCCGCGCTCTTCAAATCTATCGGCAAGGTCGTTCGCGTGATACGGAGATGCAAGAGCCTGTGCTTCTGGCTTAAAGCGATCAGCCATTGTCAGACCAAGCTGCGGATGTCTCGTAATGATCGTGCGCCAAGTTCCTTCAGTAATCTGCTGCGGACCAAAGGCCGAGCTACGCCCTGCGGCGTTTGGCACATTGCGACCACGGCTCTCAACCATTTCATTGGGGCCAAGAAACTCGCGGATAACTGTTTCGCGATCAGGCGCATCCGCTACACGCGGCGGCACGATGTTAATCGGCGGCCCAGGCGGCGGCACAACACCGCGTGCCCGAACCACGGCATTGTCCGGCACTACACTGGCCGCTACTTCGGGCACTACACTGGCCACTACTTCGGGCTTTACTTCAGCCGCTGCTACAAGCCCAGCTTCAGGCTCGCGCGAACGCACAAGCTGTAGGGGACCTGCGTCGGACGTTACCGGCGCGAGGCCCGGAGCCCCGCGCTCTTCCGGGGTGCGCTCCTGCAACGCCGCGAGCATCATTGGGAGGCTCTCCTCCTCGACAAACCCCTCGGTGGCATATCCACGCCGCCCAGCGAGGCCCGCCGCCACGTCCGTCGCGCGCTTGTAGTCGACCATTCTTACGCCGCCAAGGGCCGCGACGGCGTCGCGGTGACCATTGCGCTCTACGTCTTGAGCCATCAGGCCAAGCTGCGTCTGGGGTGAGCCCTTTATGTTGTAGCGATAGATCGGCTGGCCGTCATACAGCTCGCCGACCGCCTCGACGTTGTCCTTCATGCGCTCGTCGGACATGGAGTAAAAGGTGGCCGCCGTCTTGGCTATGTCCAAAATCTCCTTGCCAATGCCCGGCTGCGGTGTGGGCATATTGCCGGGCTTGGCCAGCTCGTACTTCTGGTTGTCGTCCTTGTCAATTTCTTGCAAGGGGTCTTTGCCTTGCTCGTCAATCGCGTAAGGCGTCGAGCCGCCGAGGTCGTAGTGGTGACGGATCAGGCCGCCGCGTGCGACAGATGCGTCACCGATCTGGCTGGTGTCCAGCGCTACATCGCGAACCTTTTCAATCTCGGCTGGCGGCGCGCTAGCAAGCGTCATGGGCGCTGTGGCGCTGGGCTGACCGCCACCAAGGCCCGAGATGTATCCTTTTTTGCTAAAACCACCTTCGCTACCAAAGAGGCCAGTGCTGCCCTTCTTCCCACCCACGCCCTCTGAGCCGACCAGCGCCGACTTACCCATCTTGGCGAGGTCAGCGATCTGCGATCCGGTCTGCGCCGCCTGTGACAGGCCGCTCTCGGGCGCGCGAGGCAAGCCGCCTGCGGTGACGAGCTTCGGAGTGGCGAGCTTCGCCTCCGAAACGTAACCGGGCGAGCCCGCGCCGCCCTTGGTTGCGCCGCCGTACAGGCCCTTGCCGCCGTAGAACTCGAGGGGCTGGCCAATGGCCGCCAGAATGGCGCGCATGTCTTCCGAACCTACGACACTGCCGCCAGTGGCGTAAGCGCCGGGCCCGGAGACCATGCCGCCCATGGACTGAGAACCAACTTCACCCCCAAACCCATATCGAGGGGCTTGCACGCTCCCCTTGCCGCCGTTTGAAGGAAAGCCACCCCGCATGGGGGCACCCATCTGCGAAAACTGTGGCTGAGAAGACTGAACAGAGCCCTTACCGCCAATAGAAGGGCCACCTGTCGTAGACCCCGACATCATGCCCGACCCCATGGCGCTGCCAGCGGGGGGCGGCCCGTAAGATGGGGCCTGAACGCCACCCTTACCACCAATAGCAGGGCTGCCCATCATTGCATTTTGAGAAAACTGAGATGGTTGAGGTGTCTGACCAGGTTGACCAACCTGACTGGCCAAATTGTTTACAGCGTTAAATCGCGCCATCACGTCCGAAGGGACTTGAGACGACTGCGGAGTAGTATGGACCCCCGTCATTGCATTTTGAGAAAACGCCGATTGAGATGGCGTAGACCCCGACAGCATGCCCGCCCCCATGGCGGGACTGCCCATCATTGCATTTTGAGAAAATTGAGATGGCGTAGACCCCGCCATCATACCCGACCCCATGGCAGCGCCAGCGGAAGGCGGCCCGTAAGATGGGGCCTGAACGCCTCCCTTACCAGCGGCCCCGCCGAATGCGCGAGACTGACGCTCTTCTGGCATTACCACCTTGTGGCCGCCAACCTCGCCGACGAGCCCTGGAGCGCGCTTCTCAATGTCTTGCGCCATCGGGCCAACGCGCTTGGGCGGCATGGGCCGACCCTCTTCCTCCGCGCGCAGCACGTCGTCAATGTAGTCGTAAGCGTACATGCCTTCGCCCAGCGGCTGGACGTTGGTCTTCTCGCGTTCGTCCGAAAAGAACGGCGCGGGAAGGGCGATGGTCGTCGTGGAGCCTGACAGTGCGCCAGTGCCCATAGCAATATTCGTAAGAAACTGCGCCGTCTGAAAGTCGTACCCGCGCTCTTGCAGAAATTGGTTGTACAAGGCTTGCTTGCCCGCCTGCTGCGTCTGCTGTTCGACAGTGCCTGCGCCGAGCTGCGCCTGCGCGCCCGCGAGAGCCGCCTGCTGACTGGCAACGCCAAGACCACCCAACTGCTGACCACCCGCCATAAGGCGCTGATAGTCCGCCGCCTGAACACCCTGTTGGCCCGCTGCAGTCTGCGTCGCCTGCTGGTAGGCTTGCTGATAGAGGGGCGAAATAGCTTGCGCCGTGGCAAGGCCCTGCTGGCCCATAAGCTGGGCGCGCTGCATGCCGGCGCGGTCGCCGCCAAAGGCTCCGCCCTTGATCGCTTCGGTCTGCTGCTGAGAGAGCTGCTGGCCCTGCTGCTGCTGCAGGTTTGCCTTCGTTGCATCAACGACGGACTGAGTATAAGGGTTCTGGTAGTCGGCGATCTGCTCAGGCGTAAGCGCGCCGACGCCCTGCGAGCCGCCGAGCGTCATTCCCGCCGCCGCATTGAAATACGGCTGCGTCATGCCAGCCGCTTGGTTAATGTTTTGGACGCCAGCTTGCTGGGTCTGGGTCAGCGGCGCAACAAATGCGTTTGGATCGCTACTATACGCTTGAAAAGGTTTATTGGCTGCACCTTCAGCCCTCGTGTTTGCATAATTGTATCTCGCCATAACCTCCGGCGGGATCGTGACCTGCTGACTAGCTGTCTGTGTTTTTCCGCCGCCGCTCATTTTAGCTCCTTGATATCATTCTGCAGCCTGCGCCCAATCCCCGGTGCGTATGCCGTACAAGAAATATGCTCCCGAGGGCTTGCCAAATATCCGCTCGTACATGCGGATTTTCCCCTCAGTGCGCTGGTTGGACAGGACGCCAATGGTGAGCGGAATACCAAGCTCATCTGAAACCCTTTTACCAAACTCACACAGTTTCCGGGCGCGCCCGCCCTTTGCGGACCTAAAGTCTGTATGAATAAAGACGGCGCGCTCCTCAAGTATTTCAGCGTCACTATACCAGATATTGCCAATTCTCAAAAGAATAGCGCCCTGCGGTTTCTGTCCTGAGACACCGACTACACCTATAATGCCCTTGTCTCTATTGAGGGCCGGCCAGATTTCAGACAGCAACTTCGTTGGATTGGGTTCGACAAAACCATTTTCACTGCAGGCGGACATCGCCAGTTCCATAATATCGTCGACGTCGCTGGGATTGCCGACCCACACTTTCAGTTCTTCAGCCATGTCTTTCCCCTCGATTTTAGTCACGTTTTGGACTCGGAAGCTTCTTGAGCGTCTGGATAGTCTCCGCCCGTGTAGACTTGATCCACTCGTCGAGCGCCTTGTGTCCCACGTCCATATTGCCGTTTCCGGCCCACATCACCTCGTCGGGCGTCAGCACGTACTCGCCCCCAGCGGCGACAATGCCCACTGGTTCGCCAGTCGCCCCGCCTTGAGCAAACGCACCCCCCGGCACCTTGCCAAACATCGTCTTCACGGCGCGGAAGCCCGCCATCGTGTTGCCTTCGCCAAGCGAGGACACGATATCCGCCGGGATAACATACGAGCCCGAGGGAACGTGCATGGGCAGATGATCAGTTCGTCCGGCGACGGGCGAGTGGATGGGCCCGACGTGCGTCTTGCTGACGCTGGGCGTCTTTGGCTTTGGTGGCCCCATACCCCCCATTGCGCGGGTCTCGCGCGCGGTCTTCAAAGCAATCGCAATCGCCTGCTTCTGCGGGCGACCCGAGTGCACAAGCTCGCTGACGTTGCCCGACACAACCTTGGATGATTTCCCCTTGGCAAGCGGCATGTCTTATCCTTGCGAGTAGGTGACGTTGATCGACTGCCCCGTGCCCGGCGCTACAACAATTCCGTCAGTGAAGATCATGTTGGCGTCATACACACCGAGGGTCATCGGCGTTGTCACAAGAGCGTTGGCCAAAACGCCGCTAGATGGCGTACCCGTGTTATATATTAGGCCAGTTGTCGTGCCGGCCACAACAACCGAGAAGTTGATGAGACGGCCCCTGCCTGCAATGATAAGCGTAGAAGTTGAGACGGTCGCTGACGTTGCCGTTGGGTTCTGGATGCTTATCGACTGAAAGACGTTGTTTATTGCAACGACGCCGTTCTTAACCGCAGTAAGTAGGTCGTCCATACTTGCGGCCATTAGAATTTCCCATCCTCTTGATAACGGTAACGCATATTGCCGATGCGCCAGAACGAGCCAAGGTCGCTGCTTTCCATTTTGATGGATACCAGCCTACCACGGAACCGGGGCGTGATGAATGTCGTGGATTGTGTCATCGTGTAGGGACCATATTCAAGCGGCGTCTGGCCTGGGTAGTCGGTGACGTAAAACGTCAGTTGAACTTCCGCGTTCTGAGCGCCGCCATAATACCCCCACTTCATGTCGGGCCAGATCTGGTCGATGAACATCTTCACGTTCGCGTCCGTCAGGACAAAGTAACCCGTTTGGAAATTGGACACCATTGGTTGCCCGTCGGCGTCGGTGGACGTCTCATGCTGGTAAATGAATTGATCAGGGGCCGCCCCAATTGGTGGCCCTAGCACGCTCTCGTTGATCCACGCCGTGCGCGCCAGCTCACCATAGTCCCACTGATCGAGAACAATGTTGTATTTCACGTAGTGGCTGACCTCGCCCCCGTTGCTGTACGTTGGGTAAAACCAAGATATCTCCCCAAAGCGGGAGTTCGGCGCAACGCGGATCTTGTTAAGGTTATCTTCATCAAGATCCTGAAAAATGACGTCCCACACCGGGCAGCGGATAGGCTCAACGCCACTGCCTGCCAATCGGAAAAATTGGCTCTGCCCCATCCAGTAGACAACGCCGTTGATTGAGGCGGCAGCCTTGCGGCCAATCAAGCCGCAACCCGTACCAATCTCGTTGAACTGGTAGACATAGGGAGGCCCCGTGTACTGCATTGCCCAAGCAGCAACATCAGTCCAGAGCAGCCCCTGCTGCGGGCCTTGAATACCCTGTATGATTTTGGAACCTTTTGGAATGCGGAAAGACCCTGCCTGATTAGTAATGAGGCCGATCCACGAATTGTAGTCATTAACATCGCACCAACGAACAAGGAGCGGATCTTTCACGCCGTTTGACGTACTGCCGTAGGCTATAATCTGCCGCTGCGGCATTGCCACAAAACAGCCCTCGTTGACTTGCGGGGCCTGCGGAATGATTGTCGCGACAGGGTTATTGGCAGACGGTGACCACTCGTAGATTGGGCCATCCAGCGGCGACGCAATAAAAGTTTCGCCCCAATTATCAAGAGACCAGTCAGTTGCCGTGATCGATGTTGCGGTTGACGACGCGCTGGCAACGCCTGAGCCGTAGCCACCGACACCATAGCCGCCGACGCCGTAGCCGGAATTTGCCGCCGCAGCCCCAAATCCGTTGTAGTAGAGGAAGCTGGCGTTGCCGCCGTTCTCCTTAGCGACGGTCACAAGGATCGTGCCCGCGACGGTCATTGAACCCGTCGTCGCGCTGGCAAATGAGACACTACCAGCGGAGGATGCCGTTACGGTGTGGGTGCCGTCGTAATTTGGGGTTACGCCAGCCACTAAAATTGTGCTGCCGACCGGAATTATGTAGGTTGTTGAGTGCGTTAGCGTTGCAACCGAGCCGGTCCCTGACGTCGTCACCGTCGAGGCCCTCGTCGCTGCGCTAGAGGCGTTGATGCTGAAGACGTCTGTTGTTGAGCCGGGGCCTAGCGCCTGGACGGCATAATTCCCTTCCAAGACAACAGAGCCGGCAACTGTTCGCACAAGGATCGGAAATGTGTCGCCAACTAGCAAGCCGTGATTGTTAAGCGTGACGGTTACGACGCTGGACTCATTTGTAAACGCAAAAGACGAAACTGCGCCACCCGCCGAAATTGCCGACGTTGCGTAAGCAAGACTGCCCAACACGTTACGCGCCAAGATCGAGTATTGATCTGTTGATATTTGCGTTACTGGATACAGGCCAAAGAGGACAAGGCCGCCAACGCTAACTTGCGTCCTGATGTCCACAACGTCGAAAGCGTCGAGGCCGCTGCCAATGTCGTTGATGACAACAGTTGCGCCCGTGGCCCCCGTCGTAGTTGTAAATGACACGGAAACGCTATCGTCGCTCTTGATCGAGCCTCCTGACGACCACGCGCCAGGGGTGGGCGTCAGGGCGTAGGAGATGCTTGTCGTGCTGACCTGCGTAAGAACATACGTGCCGTCGTATCCTGATGGCGAGACGCCGCTGATGACGACAGTGTCCCCAACTTGAAACACCGTAGACGCGGAAAATGTAAGCGTGGCGACATTGGCCGACCAAGAACCGCCAGTGACCGTCACGGCAGTGGATGCTACAGTCGTCTGAGGCGTAATGTTTATGATACCGCCATTGTTGCCGGTGGCGATGGCTGAAAGGGATTGCGTAGCGCCCACGCCAAGCCACGACGTCCCGTTAATGTCTTCCCACGCCCACAGGGCGCGGATCGTCGAGCCGATTTGGCTGGAAAAGAATTTTGTCCAACCGCCAAGCTTTTGCACGAGCCCAAGGCCGTTTCGATCCGGGATGAAACGCACAAGACTTGTCGTCGAGATCGCGGCCTCGTTAAGGGCCAGCGTTTTGTTCTGATCGACGCCTGGGACCAATTTCAAACTATTGTGGGGCATCCCTTATCCCCGCGACGGAGTGGCGACGGGGGCGGGCCCCTGCGAAGACCAGCCGGAAGCTTCAAACTTTTTCCTCGCCTCTTCAACCATAGCGCCCTTTAAGAGTGCCTGATACTGGCTCTCGTAGGTAATAGCCATTTGCGGGTCGTCATTGGCGCGGCCAAAATTGCGCTGGTAGGCAGATATGTAGATCATGCTGGCCATGATAAGGACGTCAGGCAGATACTGGCTGATAAACGTCTCCGGGATCGCTGCCGACAAACTTTCGGGGCGGTACGTGCCGATAATCTCGACGCCGTAGGCCGCGTCCGGGACTGGGCCAAACAGGAAAATATTGTCGTTGAACGGCACAAAGTATTTGGGCATTGCCCGATTTGCCGATGTGTTTGACCCGTAGACAGCGTCAAGAAATTCTTTTGTTGTCGGCAGGCAAGTGTTTCGTGTAACAGACCCGTCGTTGGGATCTGTTTGCCCGATAGGCGTCAATATGTTGATTTGGTCCAACACGACTAGCGTCCCCTCCGGGATCGTCAGACTGCGGAGCCCAGTCGATAAAGAGTAGCCGGTTACGCTCGTGGAAGTGAACAAAAAGTCCAAATCACGGTAAATTCGGTTCTCCGCGTAAGTAATCATCTGCGGGAGAATAGTAATAAACGCGGCGTCAGTCTCCGCGACGACGGCCAATGTGGCAATCTGGGTCTTGTAGGTACTATAGGTCAAGCCTGTCGTCATGGGAAACCTCAGACAATTGCCGCATCCTACACCCTTATGGCGCTTTACACCACGCCCCGTGACGAGCGTTATTGGCTTTTACTTCTTCAATAGTCTGGAGCGTGTCTTTTGTTGACCAAGAAATGCTTCGCCACGCCGGTTCCTGACCGGCGGCCTGTGCGAGGCACGGGCTAGTCACGGCGGTTGCCGTCATCGAGCAGCCTGCAAGCGGGGTCACCAGAACACTGACGAGCAATAGCATCAGCAGCTTGGGCATCGGCATTTCTCCTCCTTGCTTCTTCAGTCTGCTCCAGAACCAGTGCGGCGCGCCCAGCATACCACGCCCCGTTGACTTGCAACTTGTGCCATGTAAACGCCGCGAGGATTGCCGCCACGGCAAGGACAGGCTTCCAGTTTGCCTTCAGGAAGGCCTGAACAAGCGGCCACGCAATCATCATTCTCCATTCTCCTCAAGCCGTTGCTTGCGGAACCACCAGATTGCGCCGCACGCGATGGCAATGACAATGAAAATCACTAAAATGGAAATGCCAAGGTTATCCGACATGCTTTTCAAATTACCGGATGCTTCACCCAGGGCAGCAATTGTTGCTGTTGCGCCAGCGGCGGCGGCGGTATTAGCCTCGCGCGACTGAAGGATCGTCTTCTTCGGCTTTGGCGCATCGGGGACTATTGCCGCCTCTTGGGGCGCCATTGGCGCATTATCGGCGATCTTGCGCCACAGGGCCGCTTCAGCGCGACGCCTGCGAGTGAGGCCAGCCAGCTCCTTGCCGTTTGCCTTGTTCCACTTCATCAGTTCCGCCGGAACTGCCTCGTAGTCCCCGCGATTGAGTTTCTTGACGAGAGAGGATTTACGAAATGCGCCGGGGCCGACGTTGAAGCAGAAGCTGATTAGAGCATCAAATTGGTTTGGCGCTAGGGGGACAATGACGGCCTTATCAACAGCGGCCTCGTACTTCAGCAAGTCTCGCCGCAATATCTCGTCCGCCTCCTTCTTGGTGATGACCATACCGGGCACAACCTTTGGCGGCCCAGCAGCGTCCGTGTGTCCGTACCCAATCGTCCATATACCCGCCGGGCAGAGGTACGCGCTAAGGCGCTCGCCCTCGAAGTCCTTGATGAGTTTAATGCCGTCGGGCGACGTCCTCATGGCTTGTCAGCCTTCTCTTTGGAGAGAAGATCAATCTTACGAAACATTTCATTCAATATGTCTTTGACTTCTTTAAGGCCCTCTCGGAACTCATCTCTGCGGAGGTAGTTACTGGGCAGATCCACCTCAATCTGATGGATGTTTTTGCGCATATCTTCAACGGCAGTCCACAATTGCCTAGCAAACCAGCCGGCTACGGCAAGCAGGAAACCTATTAATGCGTTAAAGATAAATTGGCCGTCGACCACCATTTTGCTGTTCCTAAGCGCAAGATATATTCTCTTCAATCCACTCCATATTGGCTTTAAGGCGAGGATCGTCAGGTGTATGATCCAACGCAGAACGCGCCTGCTCCAAGGCGATGTCCTTTAGCCCCAAATGCCAAGCGGAGATGCTTGCCAAGTCGTGAGCCCAGTGCCCCCACGCAGCCGGATCACAGGTGTAGACTAATGCCTTATCGCGTATTTTTAAAGCACGCATTGAATAGGCGAAGCATTCCTCCCAGCGCTGCTGCCGGTACATCAGCGTAGCAAGCTCACACCAAGGCTCCCGAGTGTTAGGAGCCTCGCCAGCCGCCACAGTGTACCACTTTTCTGACTGGACCAAGTCGCCCTTCTCCGCGTAGCATTTACCCAATAAACGCATGGCGTAGCAGCGCTCGTTCTGGTTGCTTGCAGCCCCCATGAGAAGGTATTTGTTCAGGGCGATGATTGCCTCGTCCCAGCGGGAGTAGAACGTAAGCTCTCGCGAATAATAGAAATAATGCGTTGGATCTCTGTCGTCTTCTTTGACGGCGACCTCCAAGATGTCCATGTATTGGCCACGGCTCTTCGTGTGATCCGGGAGGTGCCTGACAAGAAGACGATCTGTTCGCGCGCAAATTTCTACCACGCGGGGGTCGATGGCAATTTCTTCGTGGCAGGGATGCTTCCATTTGTAGCCGTGTCGCGAATGGATCTTGTGATGCGAAAACACAAGGTCATTGCTCCAGTCGAACAGATACCAGAGGTTTGTCGTCTTGCCGTTAACCCAAACGCGCTCAATCTCTTCGCGCCATCCGGGCTCCAATACCTCGTCCAAGTCTAGGGAAATGCAGATATCGACATTCGATGGAACAAGGGCAAGAGCAGCATTCCGGGCAAGATCAAAACGCCAAGGCCTAATATGAATATCATAGACGACAGCGCCACAGCTACGAGCCACTTCAACCGTTCCATCCGTTGACCCCGTGTCTGCGATGACAATCACGTCGGCGTCTTTTGCGGACGCACAGAAGCGTTCAACGAATTGCTCCTCGTTCTTGCTGATGGCGTACACACAAAATTTCAGTTTGATCTGGTGCTTTGAATAAATAAAAACGCCGATTTCCCCGTCCACCCGGTGGATGGTGGGCTCGCCGAAAGTCTTCACAAACTTTTCCACCGTCCAGTTGTCCGTGACGTGGCGCTCGTGCGGGTTGCCCGCATATTCTCCCTGCGGGTAGTATCCTATTGGAATTGAGACAACGACCGTATCGGCGTACTTGCGCAAATTGCGCATGACTGCCTTCGCCTGTTTTGCCGTCATGTGTTCAAGAACGTCGCCGACGAAGGCGATGTCGAAATGTTTATCGCTGTCCCAAGCCAGCGCGTCCATAACGTGGAGGGTCTGATACAGGCTTCTCAGATCATATTGATCGACATAGGGCTCCCAGATCTCGACGCCTGTCCACTCGCCGCCCGGAAACATGCGGGCATAAGTGCCGCTGCCGCACCCAATGTCGATTTTACGCGCGCTTGGAACCTTGGAAACCGCCCATTTGATAAAGGGCTTTCCATGTTGAGAACTGAACGGCATTAAAATGTATCCCCCTCACGTCTAAAACCTAAGCGCCTCCGTATAAGCAGCCCCCAACTTTATATAACCTGCGCTTGTAGGGTGCAAGCCGTCTGTGTAGTCTATTGAGGTTAAGGTGCTCCGAAGATCTATGATTGGTAAGTTATATTCGATAGCCACGGAAGATGTCGCGGCATCGTATTCAGATCTTGTAGTGCTAGAAAGAAGTACCCACGGGGAGATCGGTATAGGGGGGTACGTTAGAAAGATTGGTGAATTGGGCGAAGCGCTTTTTAAATTTGCAACAAGCGTTGATAACTCGCTCTTAAATGTGGATACAATAACGCGCCTGTCTCCGGGCGGAGAGAAGGAAGCTTGGTTATAATACATAGAAACCGTTCCCACGGAGAGAACAAAGGCAGGGTAGTCATTTGTGTATGGAGATGTTGTTTCGTTCTGAGGATGAATAATTGTCTCCATAATGGCGCTTATATTGGCTGAGTAATCAGACGCCACGTAAGAACCACGGGCGTTAATCTGAACTTGTACATAATTCGATTGTGGATACGCATTCGTAGGATTTACTGACAAGATGCGGCACGCAGCGCCGCCGGAGGCGTCCGTGCGACGAAGCAGAAATGCAGAGCTAGTTGTCGTTGCATCGTAAATAAATCGGTATACGTCAGGTGCGGTTGGCACAACATTGTAGGATCCAACAGTTGCAACTCCGCTATTGCCACTGATATCTGGTATTGCTACTGAAGATGAATTATAGCAAGTAAGGGTTGCGGATTGTGTAGAAGTTCCAGTGACTTTCACCATTACAACGAGGTATCGCGTGGGAGAAGATGGAGTAACTGTAAAATCATCATTCGCAGCATCAAATATAATGGCAGGGTCAGGGATGGGAACAGCGGGAACATATGTCGACGCAAACGGGCCATTGTTGTCGTAGGTAATTACACCGCCAGGGACAAGTTTAAGTGGAGTTACCCCATCTATATTATTGGAGATATCATCGCACTGTACGTTTCTGGCGGTCCAGAGGTTCGTTGAACCGACAGGCGTTGATATTGCATCAGCGGACGCCTGCAACAGGGCCGGAAACGCTTGCTCTTGCGTAACACCAAATCCCCAAGTGATAGAGTCGCCCAAAAACATGAGCGTTCTACGCTTGTTGGGGGCGTAAAGAAGTGCCGTTGTTGCAAAGTTTCTGGGGCCAGCGAGGGTGTTATATATCGTCATCACCCAACACCGGAGCCAGAGATCACGTAAGCGTTTGATGCAGTGCATACGATGGTCGCCAATCCGTACTGAGCAAGAGTTCTATTCCCTGTCAGAGCAGTTCCGGCTAGTCGCAGGGTTACAGATGACTCTGTGATCGAAAATGAAGACGCAGAGGTGTTATAGATCGTGACAGTTCCTCCAGCGGAGAACCCGGTGGATGAATTGACCGTTACGGCAGAGCCTATCAAAATTAATTTCCCAGCGTCTCCCGCCACAATTGTTGTATTTGTGCTGGTTGGCAGCGTCGTTTGTGTGGCTCCGGTTGGGCCAGTCGGTCCAGTCGGGCCTGTGGGGCCAGTCGCGCCAGTCGCGCCAGTCGGTCCAGTCGGTCCAGTCGGGCCAGTCGCGCCAGTCGCGCCAGTCGCGCCAGTCGCGCCAGTCGGGCCTGTGGGCCCAGTCGCGCCAGTCGGTCCAGTCGGGCCAGTCGCGCCAGTCGGGCCAGTCGGGCCTGTGGGCCCAGACACGCCAGTCGGTCCAGTCGGTCCAGTCGGGCCAGTCGCGCCAGTCGGGCCTGTAGGCCCAGACACGCCAGTTGGGCCAGTTGGGCCAGTCACGGTTGAAGCAGCGCCTGTTGGCCCAGTCGGGCCAGTTGGGCCAGCCACGGTCGAGTTAGCGCCGGTTGGCCCAGTCGGGCCAGTCGGTCCAGTTGGGCCCGTCAGGCCAGTGGGTCCAGTCGGGCCAGTTGCGCCAGTCACACCAGTCGGGCCAGTCGGGCCAGTCGGGCCAGTCGGGCCGGTTATAGACGCGATAAAGCCGTTATCGACCCATGTTGAACCATTCCAAGCCCAAAGATGGCTGTCGTTAAGGGTAACGTAAGCGTCGCCCACTGCGCCGCCATACGACGACGGATATCCAGGCAGAGACGCCGAGGTGGCGACAGCGCCCAGATATTGAATGCCCGAGCCCACAGCGCCAGTAGCCCCGGTGTTCCCGGTCGGCCCGGTCGGCCCGGTTGGACCCGTTGGGCCAACACCAAACGGGCTCATAACCCACGCTACGCCATCAAAGGTCCATGTCCTACCGTTAAAAGTGTAGGTTTGGCCGATAGTTGGGCTGGATGGAAAATTCGCTGCCATTTTCTATTCCTTAACGGAAGCCGCCGTGGCGATGATCTGTTTCATGGTCTAGACCTCTACGGTTCCTGCGGCCAAGTCACGTTCCAGGGAAACCCGGTTTGTGATGGTACATCACGCAGAGCCTGACGGTAAGTGGCCCACGCCGGTTTGTCTGCGGTGCTGTCGGCAATCTGCGTCCAGTCGCTTGCGGCCAGTTTTTCATTGCGTTCGCTGCGAATATTTGCAGCCTGCGCGCTGTTGCGTGCGGCAATCTCTTCCGCCGTCAGGTCTCTAACAGACCAGACTTGAGACCACCTCTGCGCGTCTGTGTCGAACACAGGTGTTTGCTCTTCCAGTACCTGTTCGTCTGCCACGGCGGGCGGTGTTGAGAAAAACACGCGCTGCATACCAAACTCTGCCAACAAGGCATCGCTAGGGGTTTTTGGGAAACTGGTATTAGGGTTAGCCTTTTTTAGTTGGGCAATGTTGTACGGATACTGCCCAACTGCTCCGTTCTCAATAAGAGCTTGCATGACTAACCCACCTGTTGCTTGAGTACCGTCAACATGATCTGCGCCTTCTTCTGCTCCAGCTTCTCGGACGTCATAAGTGTGCGAAGCTGATCGGCAAATCCCGACAATATGGCCCGGTCATCATCCGACATTTTGGAGATTTCCTCCAGCGCCATGCGGTAGTTGTCGATGTTGATTTGGTAGTGCATGACCTCTTGGACGCGGGCATCGAGAGATGACTTCAGGATTTCTTCGCGCGTCTGGGGTTCTACTTTGTTGTCCATTTTAGGTTGCCTCTTTAGGAGATGATTTGTGCAAAAGAAACGTCGTTTCCGGTGAATGGCGGAAGAGTGGCAGGATTGCTATATTTGGTTCCAAAGCCTGACCCTGACCAAGGGTAGGTTGATACATTAGGTGAACTGCTGTGAGCTATTGCAATAGCAGAGCCGTCTGGAGAGAAGGCCACGTCGTTTCCGGTGGATGCCGGAAGGGTAGCGGGGTTGCTGTACTTCGTCCCGAAACCCGACCCAGACCAAGGGTAGGCGGAGATAAACGGGGTGTTATTGTGAGCTATTGCAATAGCAGAGCCGTCTGGAGAGA